GAGAATGTAGGAAGTTGAGTTCCAGATCCGGGAGATGATGCGGCGGTTCCAGCGGTTTGAGTAATTGGGGGAAGAGTTATTGTTGTAATGTTATTAGAGAGTCTTGAAAGAGGTCTCGGGGTTATATCAGTTTCGGCTCTCCGTATTCTGAAATTACTGTCAGATGAAATTGAATTAAAAGTTGGTATTCTAATTTTCTCACTTGATATAAATGGAGTCTCTTTTTTATATTCAGTGGTTGTTGATTCTTGTGGGGTAGAATAATTAGAAGTGTATGATCTTGCTGACAAAAGAGGCCCGCTAAAACCAAAATTTTGAGGTGTTTCTCTACTTCTTTGTGGAGAGTAATTTGATATTTGAGGAGTAGAAAACAGTCTTGGTCTCATAAAAGTACCCATAGGAGATGAACTCGTTTGTGATCCTCTAGAGGTCATTGGAGTACTCATAGAAGAATTTGATTGTGATCCTCTAGAGATCATTGGAGTACTTATAGAAGATGAACTCATACTTCTGCTATTCATTTTATTATTAGTCATCATTTTATTACCTACAACCCCACCAGTCTTCATTAGTTTTATATTACTACCATTTATTTTTTGAGGTCTGTTAGCATTTGGGCCAGTATTCAATTCAAGAGGATCTATCCCCAATCTCATTGCATTTTGTACTCCTTTTTTATTGAGAACGATTTCCCCCGGCTGTAGAACTGCCATTCCACCGCCCATAATCGGGAATGCCTGAGTATCACTACCAGCACCAGATACTTTTATTCCATCGGTTTCTTTTACAAGGCCAGAAAATACTTTTCCACCCACAGCCATTTTTCTTGGATTTGGTCCTGTAAAATTCACATTATTTAAAACTGATTTTAGATAATCAATAGTTTCTGAATTTCTTAGGACTCCTAATTTCTCCTGCGTTTTTATTTGGTCCTCTATTTTTTTTATTGCAACTTTTTTCTCATCTTCTGGTAATAAATTAATTTTTTCAGCGGCACTCATTACCATATTTTCCCGGACATTTCCAAAAATAAGATTTGTTCCAGTTTCAAGTCCAAAGCCAATCAACGCAGACGCAATATTACCTCCGGTAGGTCTAAATTTGGGCGTTTTAAAACCAGATTTTGTTACATCACCCGTAATCGTTGGCCCACCCCCCAAAGGTCTTTTAGGAGCCACCCCACCTTTACCTGTAGTGACTTTTGGTTTGGCTAATGGCTTTGCTCCTGGTTTTGCTCCCTTTTTAAAAATAAGACGACCAATTAGCCCCTTTAAACCCTTTAGTGTTTTATAAGTACCAATTAAAAACTGAACTACTCCAACAATAAAACCCCCCAAAGGAGTTAAAAATAGAAGAGCCGCACCTACAATCAAAGGCCACAAGGTTTTAATAAATCTCCCAAGAGCCTCTACTTTTCCTTTATTCTCGGGATCATTAAACCATTTAACAAGGTCAGTAAATACTCTACCTAAAAATGTAAAGAACAAGAAATTGACAATCTTATCAATAATGGCCTTGAATGGAGAAAGAATCTTTTCGGCTCCTTTCTTCATTAGCTCACCACCAGAAGGTCCCTTATCGGCCTCCATTTCTTCTTCTTTTCCTTGTCTTATTTCAGATTCTCGCCTCCTTCGATCTAGATCAAATGCCCTTTGATTAAGTCGTAATTGACCAAAAAGAATCTTTGATACATTTGCCAAGGACTTATCAATACTTGAAAGAATACCAAGATTCAATGAAGAGGCATCTCCACCACTTGTTACTGGTCTAGAAGTTCTTGTCTGTTGCTGTGGTCTTGAAGATGGGCTAACAAGAGAAGTAGATAGTCTTCTTGGAGTATCATTTGGTTGAGGAATGTCAACTGGTTCTTTTTCTTTTCCTTGTAAAAATGCCTGAGTCTCAACTAATGTGGTTACTCTAGATTCGGCAGATCCTCCAGGACCTTCAACAATAATATAAAAATCTCTTCTTCTACGAATATCACCAACCTCAATAGAACCATTTATTGGGGACTTGGTTGTGACTCCAGGAATATTGGTTCTTCTAATTTTTATCGCATTTTTTGAGGTCCAAACAAGATTTACAGAACCACCCTTTGGAACTCTTTTTAAATTAGATTCTAATTTTACTTCCGGCTTTTCTTTTTTTGTTGAGTCTACATTTGAAGATGGAGCCGCAGGAATTGTATCATCAAGTTTAGAAGTGGCAATATCATCCTTACCATCTAATACTTGATTAATTTTATAAAGAACCCCAATCTGCTTTATGATCTTTTTGTGAACAACACCGACCTTCTTCTCTTTATTATCTTTTTCAAATTGTTGACGTTCTTTTTTGGTTAGGGTGTCTTTTTTATCATCAAGAATTTCTGTAATAACCCATTCAATCGCAGAAGGATATAGTTTATCAGATTTTTTAATCTGAAGAAGACGAACAAAAGCCTCGGCTATAAAGATATCATTTCCGTACTGCTTCTTAAGTTTTGCGAGCTTTTGTTGATTTGTCATTTACTGGGCCTGGGATTTGGCTTTCTGTTCTTCCTCTTCAATATGTTGATTCAACATAATAACATAAACTTCTCTTTCATAGGGCAACAAATTTTCAATTTCTGTAATTGACCATTTATGGAACTGAGTCAGACTAAAGATTAACTTATAATAAGACATCAGGTCCATATGGCTCATTCCTATCCGAAAAAATTGGATAGCCCTGTCAGAGTAACCTCACTTTCAACTTTTGTTTTTGGATTCACCACCTCCACTTTATGTTCTAGTTTTGGCATCGTTTCAAAGAAACTTTCAATCTTTTGGAATTGTTGAGAATTGAATCCTTCTAAGAAATCGACAATTTCTTGTTGAGTCACATCAGAAGAGGTCCAGACTTCTTCTTGATTATAAATTTTATCCACACAAGATGCAATTAGATCAATAGATTGTTCTAGTTGGTTCTTTTTATTCTGGAAATCAAAGTTGGTTTTAATAAACTGTTCAAGAGACGGATACCGCATTTCCATCATCAAGGAATCATTGATCTTGATTTGTTTAGAATGTTCAGGGTTTTTTGTTACTTGAATTTCGTCAATAAAGATCTTTACGGGAACATAAGTTTCGCCGTCATCTGGACAGAGAATGTTCAGCTCAATTTCTTCACCAACCGCCTTGCCACGAATATTAAGGAAGAGATATTCAATATCAAAAGTCGGAAGAGTTTCAATGTCAAGATTATCACCCTTGACACAAGCAGCAAGAACATTTTTGACTGCATTGGACATTTCAGAAATGTCTTCGGATTCTAGGGCCAGAAGTAGAACTTTTTCCTCTCTGACAACAAATGGGCGGAATTTTACTTTTTGTCCGGTTGATGGAAGTTCAAGAAAATATTCAGGAGTATTAACAACGGGTAATGCCATAATGATTAATGAATGATATTCCTCCTATTTATCATGCTATATTACGACTAAGTGGTCTTGTAAGACGTTTTAATTATTTCAAGTAGTAGAAGAAGTAGAAGTCCCAGTAAAATTCTCTAATTTAACAAGATATCTCTGATAAGAAAAAGACACGGTGCATTTTAATACTTGGGATCCCTCATAAGAAACCGGCATGGAAGCAATAGAAAAGGGAAATGCATTAATAAAATCATATTTTAAAACTCTACTAGACACTTCCTTTTCAAACTTATGAATGGTTATTTTCGCCGCCAAATATTCTTCAGGAAAATTTACTCTATTGAAATAGTTCGTTCCTTTGAAATTTCCAGAAATATTCTCTCCTGCAGCATAAGAAATCCAGTTTTCAAAAAAGAGAATCACAGTATATGCCTGGGCAGATGCAACTGCACCATTTTCTAGATAATCCACATAAAAAGTGAAATCTGATCTGGAATCGTATGCGCGTCTGTAGGCGTAATTTTCGGTGACTCCTGGATAAGAATCAGTTAAGGTGGCAAGTTGCAAGTTAGAACCAGGGAGTGAAGCGTCGCAGCAAGAAATATTGATTCTTTCCATGACATTAGAACTTAGATTTACTCCGGCTCCCGCTTCTTCCCGAGAACTCATAAAACTTGCGACTTTAGGTGGAGGATTAAAAAAGCATTCAAAATGACTTGTTGTTGCGGGTCTAAGAAGTAGATTCTTTACCTGACTTATGGTTCTTACTACCGCCACTCTAAATAGTTACAATTTCTTAGATATTTAGGATGGCAAATTACGTCCAAGGTTTTTATACTCCAAGAAATCCAGAAAAATATATAGGAGATAAAACCCAGATCATTTTTAGATCGTCCTGGGAACGTAGAATTTTTATCTGGGCTGATAATAACGAAAGTGTTTTAGAATGGTCTTCGGAACCTTTTCCAATACAATATTTTGATCAATCTACAAATAAAATCCGGCGATATTTTCCCGATTTGTTTGTAAAAATTAGGAATAAAGAAGGAATTATAAAGAATTATTTGATAGAGGTAAAACCTGAGAAGCAGACCAAATCCCCCAAAAAAGGAAGGAAAAAAACAGCAACCTATTTAAATGAAGTCGCAACCTATCAAAAGAATTTATCCAAGTGGCAACAGGCCGAGAAATTTTGTGAATCCAATAATATGATATTTAAGTTGGTGACAGAGCGGGATCTAGGGATATAAAAAATGGGATTATTCTCCAATATCGCCATCGGGGCGTGGAAAACTCTTGGAAAAATTGTTTCCTTCTTTGGAAAGCTATCTGACGCAAAAAGGCGGAAGATTAAACAAGACGAAGATCGAATTGTCGATCTTGCACAAAAACAAGGAAGAGACATCACAACCTTTCCTGGATTTACAACGATCCAAGAAGAAAAAGAAAAAATAAACAAACTTGAAGAGTTATCCAAAAACATTCCAAGTAATTATGATCCCAATTCTTATTTCCAACTTCTAACCGCCACATTGGCGAGAATGGACAGAACAGCCGATTCTCTAAAGATGAATGGCATTTATACTTTTAAATACATTGCAAAAACCCCAGAATGGTATGATTTAAATCCAGTAATAATGATCACAGATGCGAGTGGTGAGTACTTTCAGGGATTAAATTTCCACTGGAGAGATGCCGCTGGTTTTGTCGAATCACCTTTTAGAAAATATCGCTTTGATAGGGTTCAATCAAAGTTTTATGAAATAAAAAACGATGAACTTAATTATGTTTTAAAGATTCCTACTTTTTATCCGATACGGATCTATAAATAGTCCATTTAAAAATAATTTATTTCCTTAAGATGAAATTTGCCGCCTAAATAGTTTTACTAAATAAGCCGCTAAAATTATGACTAATTCGATGGTCCCGTATGATGAGAACACGGGTTGGTGGCCTCCATTTGCACACCCCGTACCAACACCACCTATACCACCTGTTACCCCCGCACCAGTACCAGGTGTAACGGAAACTATCACAATCGAGTCATTTGAAGCAGCCGGAATTAGTGGTTTTAGTGCGGATTGGAATCGTCCTATCCCTCTGGCGGAAAACGGTGCGATGTCACCCCCTAAAAGTAACTTAGTCCCGTTTGGTGCTGGTCCAGTTGCTAATTGGAGCCATCCAACAAATCCTGGGGCCTTGGCATTTGATGCTGTTCACAGATCGATGCTGTTGCGGTTTCCCGGTGCCGCCGAACAAATTGCAACAGCCATCGGCAATGGCAAAACCATACTGAAAGTTGAAATAATTCTCCCATATCGCGGTTATGAAGTATTCCCTCCGGCATCATATAAAGATCCGGCAGGTCTATCTTTCCTGGGACAAGACTGGAGAAACAAGGTTCCGTCTTGGCACGCTATTGCATGGTCTGTCAATAAACCATGGACTTCTGATCGTGAGATCGGACCAACTTACAACGCATCAGTAAACGGTGCGGTTTACTGGGAGAAGTATGGGGCTAGTGAATCGGGACAGGACCACAGCACGACAGCATTTGGACCAACTCTTCTAAGCTCAAGTCGTCCAGAAGCAAGAATTGATGTCACTTCTTCCCTCACTGAGGGGGAATTTGGAAGTACTTTAGCTGAACGTTTAAGAAGGTTTTCGGACTGTGGTTTTTTGGTACGAAAGTGGGAAGTATATGACGCTTCGTTTTGGGTTTCCCAGACAGGGGTGGCCTCTGGAGCTGGATATGAATGGACTACTGCAACAGGGGGGCGGGCTCTACTTATCAATTCTCCGAGTCTTGTTATCCATCTTGGAGATGGTCAAGCTGTAACAGTGACATTGCCACCGGCACCTGACATACAACTCATATCAGAACAGGGGACCATAGGAGCCCCAACTGCAGTATTACCTTCAGAGTCAGAATACCTGGAGTTAAGAAATCAACTCGGCAGGTATAAGCCAGAGTCCATGGATAATGATACTTGGAGTCGTTTGCAACAGTTATGGTCTAAAGACAATAGCCCCCCAAGTTTTCCAGAAACTTATAGCGGATACCGAGCATGGGTAGATGATCTATTTTCATATTCCCCACGGAGATGGAGCGGCTTTGATGCTGCTGAACTTGGTGGGCTTATAGGTGTTGGTTATAGGGAAGCAATGCCCAACCCTTTACTTGACCATATGCGGTTGTACTGGTGGGCATGGTTGATGCCAGACAGGGAAACATCCAGTCTTGTTAATGGTTATACTGATAAAGCGGCTGCTGGTGTATATTATAACCAAACTAGAGACTGGCGTGGTAATTTTTCAGTCTATCGCACTTACACCAGAGAAATGGGTCCAATGAATTTTAACCATTGGGCTACTGCCGGTACATTATTTGGCGGGGATATGTTGGATAGTCCCCGGTTGATTAACGAGGGAACTATCGGTCTAAGAGACTTTCTTTTAAATTTTTGGTCCTGGGGTCAGGGTGGTTCAACCCAAGAATCAATAGACCATTATTACTACTCTGTTACGTTATCTACACAAATTCCCTTCTCCATTTACTCCCCTCTTGTTGAACAACAGGTAATGGGGGAGTCTATTCTCGCTAAGAACGTGGGAGAACTCTGTTGTAACTATCACCCAGCTCTTAAGCGGTTTACCAGCTCGGCTACAAGAACAGGTGTATCTTACTCCCTATATACTCAGGACGGGGTTAGCTCTATAATGCACACTATTCTACCTGATGGTGCATTAACTGATCTCAGTTCGACAACAATAGGAAATAATTTACCAGTATTCGGGTATGATCTTCCACCCGGAAAAGTGGCAACCCTCGCTCTTCAAAAACCGTGGTCGCCTGCGTGGTATGGGCCAATGGTGGAGAATAAACCGCTGCCTTACCAGGCCATTTCATCTTACTCCAACAATTGGAAAAAGAGCTTTCAGGCTAATAATTATGGTGTAGCTAGTATTGATGTCTCAAGTTCTGAGACGTTACCTTTTGTTATCCAATGGAGGAATCAGGATTCTGAAGTTACAACATCAGGATCTCTGGGGATGCTTGTCGGACGTTTTGGGGTTAATCGCACCAATCTACTCGCTACCAGTGGTGGTATTGTCGGTATGCAAGGCGGCAGGCTTGCCTGTATTCAACATAATAACCGTCTGATAGTCCTAAGCTCGCCTAATAGTAACCTGGCATATAGCGGAGTTCCCGGCCAATCTACTCCGGCTCAGATTCAAAGCCTTCAGACCACTCTCGGCATGATAACACTACATTCGGGGTGGTATTTACTCCTTGACGGTCAGCCAGCAACCCCACCATTCACTGCTACGGCAAATCAACGTATTGTAATTGTCGATGGTGTTAGTTTCATCGGGATAATTCCCCTTCCAGGGACGAATCTTGGACGTGATGTAGAAATAGAAGTATTAACAGACGGTGTTCAAACACCAATGCACGCCAATAAAGGAACTTTAGCGGAATCTTTAAGGATAAATGCATATAATTACCGGGGCAGCTCTGTACCCCTCAGCTTTTTCAACTCTACAACATTGAACAGGTCTTGGGGTGGCTATGCTGTATTAACCGGAGATCATACCGAGTATGAAGATGCGGCAGATTTTGATTCTGCCCTGGCATCGGGGTCATTGACAAGTTCTTGGAACAACACCAACGGGCAATTATCGGTTAGCTGGCTACTAGGTGACGACACTGTTAATTGTGTCTTCGTTCCTGAACAGTCAACTACGGGTGGAAATTCACTACTACCAGTCCGAAATGTAAACGGACAGTCCTTATATCTTCCATCAGATACTCTCAGGGAATGTAACCTGTCTGTAATTGGATCAAGAGGAAATTACACTAAAAACGGGTTCACATATAGGAAAAAAACCAATAGTATCGGCTATTTCCTAACCGACCCGGTAAATAATATAGCGGAAGCGTGGAATCCCCTCACTACCCCAGGATTTTTATCTCTAGGTCTTCCTGGTGGTGGAAGAATTGACACTTATGGTAATGTTGGAATAACGCGGATTACCGCTTATGTTAACGACAGCAGAGTGGATATTGACGGAGCTATCCCATCACCCGGACTTGCAACTATAGCTTCTATCAGGGGAATGCCATCCGATACAGAAGTCTTTCTAAATGGTCAACCAGCATTAACAGTCGGAGAAGAAACTGAAAACGGGTATGTGCAATTTGTCTCATTGGACAACGAACCACTGCCAGAAATTGAAGTTTTATTGAGCTTCAGGGTCACCAGTGCAGAGGGGAATTGGGAAAATGCTTCTACGTGGATTAATGGAGATACTTTAGGAATCCCGACAAGCGGTGACAGGGTAATGATAAACCACCCTGTCACCCTATCTACAACCACCCCAGAACTCTCCGAATTCATAAACAATGAAACCCTAACAATAAGGGGTTGGAATACTAAGCTAAGAGCCTCTACTGTAACTGTCAACTCAATAATTACTCACCCAAGTCAAACAGATACTACAGGAACGGTCGGGGTATATTCAGACTGGACACCAGATAATAGAATTTGGATAGAATGTACTAATTTAGTACTGAATTCGGCAGCGTCCATTACCGCTAACGGAAAGGGGTATGGAGTTGATCCTATCCTGCCTCGTCGGGGTTTTGGTCCAGGAGGAGGAGTAAGCATTGGTGCTATCTCCGGACAGGGTGGAACCTATGGAGGTGGTGGCGGTCTTAGCTCGCGTGGGTTAATTTACGGTAATTTGATATCCCCCGAAGACCCCGGTAGCAGCGGAGCAGGAAATTCCTGGGGATTTGGAGGATTAGGCGGTGGAGCAGTAAAGATAGAGGCGACCGGCCATATAACGATCAACGGAAGAATTGAAGCGGATGGTCTTTCTCCTGGACACAATACTGCCGGGGGTGGTTCTGGCGGATCAGTTTCTATTACCTGCAGCTCAGTATCGGGTCAGGGCATAATTTCTGCCAACGGTGGAACCGTTGTCGGAGAAGTGCAAGGGGGTGGTGCCGGGAGTGGCGGTAGAATCTCTCTCCGGTACAATACCGTAATGCAAGCTATTCAAAATGAAACACAAAATCCCACATTAATACTACGATGTAATCAAGGTGGGCGTGGTTTCAATTTTAATGGGGGGCAAGGGGATCCAGGGACAATTTACTTGTCCGACACAAGTTTTTTCCCCACCGCATCTGTTAGGGGTGGAGTTTTACATGTTGAACAACCCTCGGCAATTACACTCCCGTCATTAACTATCGCCGGAGGGATGTTCGGAGTAGGTGGCGGATTGTCTCTTACCGTCCAGGGGAATGTGACAACTACGGGTCGAGGAGGGATTTACTTACAGAACGGTAGTATTGCAATAGCAGGTGATTTAAACCTGTCGGCTGGAACAAATGATTATGCTGTAAGTGAGATACGCGGGTCTCTTAGTGTCGCCGGCAACTTAACTAGCAACAGAGTGAGACTAATATACCACGGTAGTCAAGATTTACAAGTAGGGGGAAATTTCACAATTCTGAACAATGCTCCAATGACAATCACATGCGTACCGGCCGCCCCGTCAAGGTCATGGGGCGCTCGCGTAAAAGTTAACGGTTTGATGAAAATCAGCCAAGGGTCCCTGATCGATCTATCATCACACCCAACAACCGACTCCACTCCGCTGCTTGAAGTCGGCTCTTTTGAATTGGAATCAGGAGCTACAATCGAAGGTACTGGGAGAGGATACACCCTAGGCCCAGCCGCATACAGCTCAGGAAATGGTCCGGCAGGAGGAAAAGGACAATTTGACGCGGTAGGTGGTGGTCATGGGGGAACAGGTGGTAGAGGTACTCTTACCTATGGCGTTGAAAATGTCCCAGTGACGGCAGGTAGTGCTGGGGGAAATTCCGCATGGGGGGCTCAGGCCGGTAGGGGAGG